ATTACGTAGAAGAATTTCGTAGTCACGTGTCGTTACAGCACGTTCTTGTACTTGAAGAGCCTTAGGAGCAAACGCCCGTATAGACTCAGTAGTCTCCGCCGAGAGCCCGCCATTCGAAGGCGTTGTTACTGTGATCGATACATTAGCGGCACCTGGCAGACCATTACTTGTCATAGAGGTAACGCCGTTTGCATCTTCTGCGGCACAGATACGATACTTTGCTGTGATTGTATCACCTGGCGTAGGATGTTTTCCGAACTTGTCTTGTCCAAACTGTATAGAGTACTTCTCATCTTCTTCTGGCTGAAGATAGAATACTTTATCAATAGCAGTAATGCCAAAGATATCTGTCTTATATACGTACTCTTCACCATTTACTTCTACGTAGAGTGAGCGAGTATCTATCATGTTATTAGACAGTATTGTATTCGATGTGTCAAGTGTTTCTGTAATTAATCTACCTTGATATACTTCTACGTCTTGTACAGTAAATGTTCGTGGCGCATTTGTAGTAGTCTCGGCTGATACAGCACTATATGCTTTCTCTGTCAAGAAGATAAATGTCTTGTTACCACACTTGCCGGATATCTTCGTATCTTTTGGTATAACAAAGAAGTTGCCTGATTGCGTAGCAGTGATATTAAATGTCACTACTGCTTTTGCTGATCTACGTGAGCGTGGTAAATAGTTTAATTCTTTTGCGTGTGATATCATACTATTACGTTCTTGAGCAGAGTCAAGGAACATCTCACTAATCATCATGTTATAATAGTAGTTATTATAGAACGTATTATATGCGAGTAAGTCAAGCAATACATTCATGTTAGAGCCTTCGAAGTCGTAGTCAGCAAACCTATCTTGATTGCTTAGATAAGTCTTAAGTGCGGACTTCGTTTCAAAGAAGTCTAAGTTTTGTATTGGTGATATATTTGCCATTATCTTACCCTATCGATATCGATTGAAAGTGTTTGAGGTGTCTCATTATTTATGACATAGAATACAACGTTTATACGTACACTATTTGAATCAACGTCTCCAATGACTTCTACATTAATAATACCACAGCGTGGTTCGTATGCTTGTAGTGCAGATTCAATCTTGTCTTTAATGAGTATTGCTGTTACTGGTGTGGCATTCTCGAATAACATAGACTTGATATCACTACCAATCAAAGGCTGAAATAGTCGTTCGCCTCTATTCGTGAGTAGTATATTCTTGATTGCCTCTTTGACAGAATTTTCGTTTACTTTACGTGCAATATCATTACGGCCTGGCAATAGAGCCAAGTCCTTATGAAAATCGCTGTGAAGTTCACGGCGTCTTGTAAGAGGTGTTATAGTAGCCATTCTTGTTGCCTTTTACTTTTATTTATGTTATACTGAACGAAGTTTGTCACGATCATGTCTCGAAACAAGCTCTACCCATCTAGCTGTCTGTGTTGTTGGTACTGGATAATCAGATGGTGTAGTAGGCTCACCCGCTACCCATGCTCTACGTCCACCTATGTCAAGATGTATAAAAGAACTATATACACCGATGCCAGTAAATCCAGCACGTGAGGCAGCAACAACAAATTGCGCTCTTGTATTATAGTCGCCTGTGACACGTACATCAATCGCATCACCTGTCATATGCTTAGATAGACTTGCTCCACCTACAGATGCATTCTTACCTGGTGAACGATATGCAGAATTAATCTTGACTTCAGTACCTGTTTGTGCTATAGTACGAAGTAGTTTAAACCATACATCATGATTGACTTTCTTCCAACCAGCACCCTTGAGATACTTGCCTTCGAAGTCATTCTCATTTAAAACTTGTGGCTCAAAAGAGAACTTGCCTCCAATACCGTTCTCATCCATACCAGCAACTTGTTCTAATTCTTCTTGTGAAGGACACGTAGGAGATTCGTAATTACCCGATGCTCCATCTGCTATCTCAGAGAGACTAGGTGCTTCTTCGTTGATCTTCTCGTTAGCGGCTTCGATATTCTTCGCTCTTTCGTCAGCAGAAAGTCTTAATGCACCAGCTTGTACTGCTTTCTTTGTCTCTACAAGACCCGCACTCTTAAGGGCAGCTTGTTCGATTGTCAATGCAGAAGCAAGTTTCTTAATACCATCGACTGGTGCTGTAAGTAGTGCTTGAATGATCTCTGTTAACTGGCAGAAGCGAAACATCATAAGTGCTACGTTCTCAGCAGTCAATCTTTCGAATTGAGCAACCATCTTCGCCATAAACTTCTCTAGTGACTTCTTCAATCCGTCTTTATTGACTTCATCAAAAAACTCTTTGATCTGATTAGCGGCTTCTTGGATATGCTTGAATGCAGACTTAGCGGCACACTTTAATTCACCTGCCATAGCAGTTAAGCTATTGACAACACCCTCGACTTGCTTTATAAGTTGTGCTATAACCTTTTCGACAATCTCTAGTACAGTATCTTTAATCTTCTTTAATACAGCGGTCAGAGTAATCGATTTCGCAAGCTTAATCGGGTCCTTCTCTGCTAAGTTCTTAATGTCAGCAATGAGTTCTTGTGCTGTATTGATAAGAGTAAAGAGTCCACCTAGTTGAGCAAAGATATTCGTAAATGCTCCACAGAGTCCACTTGATATAGACTTGCCTAGATTCGTATTCAGATAATAGTCAAGGTCTCCAAGATAGGAGTCCAGAGGGGCTGATAGATTGTCACCCATGACAGTAGGAGACCATGCGCCCACTGCTGAGAATATTCCATCGATATCTTGATTCTCAGATACGATAAAGTCAGCTATCTCAACAAACGTTAACGGACCTTGTGAATGTCTATCACTAAGTGTATTATAACTGGATATATCTATCTTGTCAAGTAAATTATTCGTAGAATTTGTTAAATCTACTAAAGTTTGTCTATCTAATCGCTCAATTGGATTGGCATTCAGATCAACTAGCTTCGTATAGTCATCAATCTCCTTGAATACATCAGAGGCATCCGTAAGCAACGTAGCATCAAAGCGAGATGCCAATGGTGTTGTTGATTCACATAAAGCTGTCATAGTTCTATCCTAATGCCTGATTATTGTAGTATGAGTTAATACTACCTACTGTTATCTTACCATCTGCTCCAACCCATCCTGGATTCTGTTCATATGCTCTAGAGCCAGGCTCGTATACTTCGTACCCATCACCTCGAGAGGCATAACCTGGTGCGGCTTGCATAATCCCTAATGATCCACCTCTATAGTCAAACGCATCAAGATATTGATCATATACAGCAAGTTGTTCAGAAGCACTCATGTTCTGTATCTCACCTGTCGTATAACCTAACATCTCGGCAGTCGATGGTATGAATTGGAATAAGCCTGTAGCACCACTATCACTATTTAGTGCAGTTGTGTTAAAATTACTCTCACCTTGCATTACTCTATACAATTCTTCTTTTGTCAAGCCTGGATACTTCTCTAGCATCTTCTCTAGTTGTTCTTGGAATGCGGGATCGTTATCGAGTGCTGCCGCAGACGCATAGTTACTTCTTGATGGTACTGCCGTAGCGGCATTCTTAAATGAAGGTGTAGTAGGCGCTGTTGCTCCATCTGTCGTGTCATCACTCATACGACTTGTAGATGGTGGTGGTCTTCTTGTTCTGAAGTTAGCTTTCGTAGTGTGTCCTACAGGAACACGACTCGCAGGTATATCTCCAGGGTTGACAACTGTGGCAACTTCTGTTATACTTAAAGGAGGTATAGAAGCCGTACCAGATTGAACTAGCTGTGGTGCTAATGATGCAGTCACAGTACCAGCGGCTAATCCACTCGTTGCAGAGGCTGTACCACTACCAATATTGACAAGAGTACCGTCGATATTCACAAGTGCACCAGCACCAATACCGACTTGCGCTCCCGAAGCAATATCTAATGTACCAACAGACTTGATACCTAAGGCAGCTCCTGCGTTGATTCCAAGCGCACCTATAGCATTAATATTCATTGTAGTAAGAGAGTTCATCCGCAAAGATGTCGTACTATTAATGTCAATCCCCAGATGACCAGCATCAGGAAAAGGTAAAGTTTGTGTTGACACAGCGGGTATACCTGTGCTATGTATCTTCGTATATGCGCTACTATACAGATTCATCTTATAACTGTCAAGATGTACATCACCAAATAATGCTTGTCCATATATGCCACCCTGATTCAATACAGTACCAGCTTTCATTTTAATATTGGCATTAGCGGCTAAGTTAATGTCATCACTCGTAGCAAAGAGTCCTACTTTACCACCAGAGATATTCGTACCAGCGGCAGCATCGATATTCGCAGATCCTCTTGCGACAACATTAAAGTTCTCACATTCGATATCAAGATCGCCATTAATCCATACTTTACCAGAGCCTCTTTCAACTCTGAGTGACCAGTCACCTCCCACATTCGTATGAGAGTCTAACTCAGTATGGTTCATTGTAAAGCCTTCGGAACTATTATAAGTGTCTCCAAAAGACTTGACAAGGATCGTTCCATGTGCATCAATCTGTATAGCAGAACCAGAGGCATGTGAGATAAGAATATACGTCCCATCGCCTTCTCTACTATCACTTAATACAACATAGTTATTATCATTCTTACTGGTATAGATTGTATTGTCAAGATTCTTTTCTGGTGATATAATAGGTGGTTCATTCCAATCTTCGCCATCAATTGCACTCTTAATACCATTACGTTGACTTGCTGCCTGTATAGGTCCCTGTCCAATCTCTGCATCTTCACCACCTAGATGTCTATGTAAAGGAGGCTTACCATACTTAGGTATAGACTCAACAGGCACATAGTTCGCTTCATTAGGCGCACCAGCTTCAGGAGGTAATTGTAGATTGACACCAGGTACTCTTCCCATTACCATAGGGTGTTGAGCATCGTCACCATCCATAAAGAATCCAAAGCACCAGTCTCCCACTTCAGGTATCTTCTGCACACCACCATATGAGCCATCAAGCACAATCGCCCAGGGCAAATCAGCAGTAGGCATTGCTTGCTTGTCTTCTGTATGAATGCCAAACGCTCGTATCTTCACACGCCCATCGTTAGTGGCATCTTGACGGTCTTCTACGACTCCCACGAACCACAATAGGTTTCTAAATCCAGCCACTATCTCTTCTCCCTAAATAAGGCACGGTCATTCGTATCAGATAGGCCGCCCTTTGTCAAGCTAATCATCTGTTCAAAGGAGTCCTCAAAGAAGACATTCGTTATATCTGTCACCATATAAAGCCCATCTCTCTTTGGATCTGGACCTCTTGTTTCACCAACTTCTACAACGTCTACCATTAAAAAAATAACCATTCCTGGAATCAACTGGTTTCGACCCCTAACAGAGCAATTAATAGCATATTTCTTCATTGAGTTCATAAATAATTTCTTTGAATTAATTACCTCTCGATAAAAAGGATAATGACGATTGATTCCTCTGTCTTGTCCTGGTACATTATAGTCTTTTATTGCGTATACTTCGTCTATCACAGGCATAGAATTAGATAAAAAGTCACTGGTATGAGGTATCTTCAACTCATCTATAGGCATATTGTCTAATATATCCTCGAGTTGAGTAATTGTCCTAGACGTTGTGCGATTTAATAGGTCTATCTCTAGCATTGATGTCTTGTATTCGCCATTGCTGATCTCATTTAATGTATTAGATGGATTACCATATGCAATATTCGATACGACTTGTTGATTTCTTATCTGACCCATTGGTGTGTTGTCATCGTTTATCTTTGTTGTGTAGAATAATAGATTGTTTTCGTCTATTGTTTCCTTAGTCTCTACCATACCTTTGTACTTTTCATATAGATATTCAGGTGTACAGAAATAAAAGTTTTCTTTTGTTTCGAAAAATAAATAATTATTAGTAGAACTCTCACCGCCGTAGGCTTTTCTGGCGAGGAAACTCATCGTCTGGGCGGGCGTTAGGCTCGGAATCGCAAAGGTGTGATTCCCTACTGTGGGTTCGACTTCGATTGTCTTATTACTTGTGTCATAATAGGTATCGAATACTGTCTTTACCATATCTGATATAGGTTGATTCGCAAATGATTGGCGCACATCATCTTGATGGGCAGTTAAATGTTCTCTTGATGTGAAATTAATTCGATACGATAACATATCATCTTTATTATCATACGGGCTTAGATCACCTACACCATAACAAAAGAATT